GTCCCATTTCTGGGACCCTTTAAAAGGCATTTGCCTCATCTACCGCAGAGAAGTCTCTGGGGTTTATCAGTATTGTTGGGAGCGATCCCCGGCCAGTGTTTACTACCTGGACGTAGTACAGTTTTATCTGTGCTAAATTTCTACTGATTGTTTTGTGGAGTCTATCTATGGCTGTCTTGAACTTCCCGTGGAGTCGTACGGTATATGATTTACGGCTCGGCACGATTCGCGAAAGCAGATCGGGTCTTGCTGATTATCTGTACCGTACTGACGACCGTTGGGCAGTTTTACGACCTAAGCCAAAAGTGGAGTTTATCCCACCTACGCCTTACCGGCGCGTGATAGAGCAGGGTCACCCTACACACCAGTATATCTGGTTTAATATTGTGACCCAGCATCAGCAGGAGCGTTATTCCAACTACCGTTACAGGACCATCTATGATGGTCCGTTCCGGCAGGGGTATACTCCCGTTGACAACGCTGTTTCTTGGAAACAGCCTCCACCGGAAGTCATTGAAGGTGCCAATAATAAGGCATTGCGTCACCTCAAGGGAAATAAAGCATCTCTTGGGTTGGCGTTTGCAGAGCGTCGAAAGACTGCAAAGCATATCAATGACTCTGTCAAGTCTCTTATTCGTGCAATCCGCGCAGTGAAACGCGGGGATTTGCGTTCCGCGACACGGGCCCTTAGGGCCCAACATCGTGGGAAGGACACAACACCTAGTGTTGAGTTCTCGAAAAGATGGCTTGAGCTACAATATGGTTGGCGTCCTCTTATAGGCGACGTCAGTGATACCATATCTGCTTTAAACGAAAGAGACGCCGCAGATCCTCAGAGATATACTGTTGCCGCGATTGGAAAATACGGCAAGAGCTTTGAGGAACTGGTGCACCGACCGACTCCTGCTCCCCTAGGGGGGCAGCTTGGGATTACTTCGACCCGTAAGCAGAGCGATTTTTACTTTTGTAAATATCGTGTTGACGCTTACGTGAAGAATGATCTCATTGGAGCTCTTAACGAGTTCGGGTTTATCGATGCTGGCGCAATCGCTTGGGAACTTGTTCCCTGGTCGTTCGTCGCCGACTGGTTTTTACCAGTCGGTAAATACCTTGATCTCATCACTGCCACCTCCGGACTTGCGTTCAGAGCTGGTAGTGTGACCTTGGTACATGAGTTCAATAGATCGATACAATATGATCACCCTATTGCTACGGGTGGTTATAAGATCATTGAATCTCAGTTCGACGTGCAACCAAGCGATTATCGTCGGTTTGAGATGCGTCGTGAAGTAATTTACGACTTTCCCGTTCCGATGATTTCTCGATCTAAGGACCCCTTGCGAGGTCTTCGTGTCATGAACGCTGTGGCTCTTTTAAGGTCTCAGTTTAATTGACTTCTTTCTACTCCAATTCAGGAGATTGACAAAATGGGTCAAATTTCAACCATTACCCTCGTTGACAGTTTAGCTGTCAACAAAGTCTACATCCCACAACAAATTAATGGGGATGTTGCCACATGGCAAGACAAAAGCGCTAGCGCTTCTAAGCTCTTCGGACCGTTAGGTCTGTCGCTTAGCAGTGCGAACGGTAAGTCAACCGTCAACCGTTCAAAGTTGACGTTAGCCATTCCGTACGAAGTCACAGAAAATGAAATAACTTCTGTGGCCACGATGCGGGCTCAGGTTGAGTATATCTTACCTGATTCCTGTAGTCAGCTGCAACGTGAAAATCTTCACGCCTTAGTGATCTCTGCTTTGGGTAATACCCTTGTAGAGGACACCATGGTTAACCTTAATCACGTATTCTAGTGATTACGGCTTTTGCAGTGTACGGAGCGTTGTTTTTATTGCGTTTCGCACGACTACTTTTGGCGGTGGTTCTCACCATTGCCATAGCATTTTTCAATGAGGTTTTAGCCCATGAAAGTACGAAAGGTACACTTACCGCGGGGGATGTCTGTAGGCATCTCCCGCACCACAGACCTGAGCAGCAAGATCTTACGCTGCTTAGGGACTTCCAAGGCACTTGGTATCTCGATAGCTTTGAGAAATCAGAGCGACGAGGCCATTGTTTCTGCATCTATCGATCCAATGGATTATATATGTGCAGAATCTTTTCGCCGGGATTACCTTGCTGTTAATTTGCTTCGAAAAGCAGATTTTCTAGATTTAGGTATTGACCGGGAGAAGGTAGCCTTGGATAGTTTCTTCTCTTCTGAATATTCATGTAAGACAGTAAATCAGATCTTCACTTCCTCTTTCTCAACCCAACGAGAAATCTTGGGCTTTGAGACTCTTTCAGTTTTGTTTACTGCAAAGAGAATAATAGAGAGGCTGTTAGGACTGTTTGACCTAGATGAACTCGAGAGAGGCTGTGGTTGGGGACCGGGTGCGACTACAAGTTTACGTCGTACCCACGGTCATTCCGCTTATAAGTTTGAGAATCTCAAACCCCACGGAACCCAAGCGCTTGCCCCCTATGTCAAGGCCTACGTCGGAGACCAATGGTCGCCCGATATGGTCGAAACACAGGGATCAAGAACAATCACTGTCCCGAAGAATGCGAAGACCGACCGTCTCATTGCTATTGAGCCCGATCTGAATATGTTTTTTCAGAAAGGAATCGGAGCGATGATCAGGTCCCGGCTTAACCGCCTGGGTCTATTGTTACCTGATGCCCAAGAACGTAATAAAATTCTTGCGCGCCAGGCTTCCATAGATGGTTCCCTCGCAACCGTTGATCTTTCTGCAGCTTCCGACTCCATCTCTTACGAGCTGGTTAGGTTTTTGCTTCCGGATCAATGGTTTTTTTCATATTGCAAATACTCGTAGCGCCTCCACTTGGATTGAAAACAAGTGGGTAAGGCTGCAAAAGATGAGCAGTATGGGAAACGGTTACACATTTGAGCTAGAAACCCTGTTATTCTGGGCTATAACTTCGGCGTGTAACCAATCTTCGGATCGGACTGTTTCCGTCTACGGGGATGATATTATTTGCCCCGTAGGAGCAGTTCCACTACTTTCGAGAGTTCTCGAGGCTGTAGGTTTTTCCTTCAACCAAGAGAAAACATTCCATCATGGGATGTTCCGGGAAAGTTGTGGGGGCCATTATTTCAATGGCCTCGATGTGACTCCTTTTTACTTCCAACACTCGATTCGATCAGAGGCGGATTCTTATGTAGTTCTTAATAAGATCCAACTCTGGTCGCATACAGGTGTCTTCGGTAAGGACCCGCTTTTGCGGCCCGCCTTCGATGCTTGTCGAGGAATGCATGTTGCCGATTTCGGTCGGCTACTGACGATTCCCCGTTGCTTCCCGGAGAATTCCGGGTGTGTCACATCTTTTGACGTGGCCAAGCCGAGTGCTGTTGGGCGTAGTAAGAACCGCGCCCAGTGGGAAGGTTTCCGTGTTAAGTACCTCGCGAACGTCGGTAAACCCGATGCTCATGCAGATACAGGGTGTTTTATTTCCACCCTTCACAGGAACCGACACCGCGACAGGCCCAGCGATGGGTTTGTCTCTCCTTACCCGATGTCTAGTAATAGATATCGGGTTCAGGACGGTGTGTCACAGCAGTGGGACAGCTATGATAAATGGCTGTCCGTTTAGCTAATACATGATTAGCTTGGTCGATAGACTCGAGGACCGGAGAAATCCTATGGTCCACACAGAATAGCCGCTCTGCTATCTGTGTCCAGGTATTTACCGACTGGTAAAAA